GCATGCAGCGCACCATCACCAGCCAGGCCTTCCCCGTGCTGGTGGGCACCACGGTGGTGGGCGCCATCAACCAGGCCTACGACGCGGTGGAGACCATCGGTCAGAACCTGGTCAGCGAGATGGACGACGACAAGAAGGTCACAACCTTGGCCCAGGTGGAGACCCTGGACAACGACGTGGAGCGGGTGCGCGAAACGGAAGACTTCCCCGAGATCGGCGCCGGCGAGAGCACCGTCGAAATCCGTCACCGAAAGAACGGCCGCAAGCTGTCGATCAGCGTCGAGGCGATCCTGGAGAACAACCTGGGCGACATCGTCAACCGGGTCAACAAGCTGGGCGAGATCGCCGCGGAGTGGATCGAGGAGCTGACCCTGGCCCGGGTGACCGACCACTACGGCAGCGCCGCCAGCGGCAGCGAGCCCTACGTCTATCGCCCCGAGGGGACCGGCACGGCGCTGTATTCGGCCACCGCCAACACCCCGGGAACCCGCGCGCCTTCCGGCACGCGCAAGGAGAGCAATGCCTTCGCCGACTACACCGACCTGGAAGCGGCCCGGCAGCTGCTCGCCACGATGAAGAACGAGCGCGGCCGTCGCATCGCGGTGCCGCGCTCCCAGATCGCGCTGCTGGTGCCCGACGCGCTCATCGACAAGGTGGCCCGGGTGCTCAACAGCGAGATGACCCCGGGCGTGGAGAACGAGGTGTCGAGCTGGGGCCCGCGGGGCATGTTCCATGTGCCCATCGAGCGCGTCTACTCCAGCCCCAAGCTGGACGACCTGTCCGCCAGCGCCTGGTACTACGGCGCCTTCCGGCGCCAGTTCGTGCGCAAGTGGAAGATGCGCTACGAGATCGTGACCCTCGGCATGGACACCCAGGCCTACCTCAACAGCCAGATCGCCTTCCAGGCGCGCATCGCCTGGGACTGCGAGGTGGGCGCCACGGACTATGTCTATGTGGTCCAGAACCTGAGCGGCACCACCGCCCCGGCGGACGAGTAATCAATCACGCGTAGGGGCGACCGGCCGGTCGCCCCTACAATGGACCCTGACGGATTGATAATCCATGGCGCTCTCCGATCTTATCTCCGATTGCCTGGCGCTGGCCTATGACACGGACTACGGCGCCGAGGCGGCCGTGCACGAGGCCGCGGCCACGGGCACCGATACCGCCTGCACCGTGGTGCGTGACGAAAGCGAGGGGGACGAGTACCGCGGCGGGGATACCTTCGGTACGCCGGCCCGGATCCGGGTGCGCACCGCCGAGGTGACCGCCGTTGCGACGGCCGACACCATCACCATCGGCTCGGAGGTCTATGAGGTGCTGTGGGCGCGCAAGAGCGCGGATGGGACCGAGTGGATCTGCGAGTGCAGCTTGAGATGATCGGACTGAGCCCGGTTGCCGCCGGGCCCAGCCCTGGCCGGACCGCGACAGGCGAACGAAGGACGCGGCCGGTTGACACGACTCCATAGCACAGGGCGCGGAGATTGCCAAATGACCGACATAGAGAAGCGGTTGGATACCATCGAGAAGAAACTCGACGGGATCAGCTCGACGCTTTCGCAGATCGCCATCCAGAGAGACAGGATCGAGCGGCTGGAGCAACGGATGCACGCCATATGGGAGCGATACGATGCGCTGGTGGGGCCGGAAGGAGTGTTGTCTAAGCTGGGCAACTTCCAGGCGAGCTGTCCGCGCGGGCAGATCCGGTGGGTGTGGATGACCCTGGTGCCGCTGATCTTCACCCAGCTCGGCATCGGGCTGGCGCTGTTGAGGTGCCTGTGATGCAGCATCGCTTCGACCAGGCCATGGCCTTCGTGGAGCAATGGGAGGGCGGGTTCGTCAACGATCCGCGCGACCCGGGCGGCGCGACCAAGTACGGCATATCGCTGCGGTTCCTGAGATCCCTGGCCCCAGAGCTGGGGGACGTGGACGGTGATGGCGACGTGGATGCCGACGACGTGCTGGCCCTGACGCCGGACAAGGCGCGCGACCTTTACCGGGAGCATTTCTGGGAGCCGTTGCAGCTTTCCATCGTTCCGGTGGCGGCATCCATGCTGCTGTTCGACACCGCTGTCAACATGGGAAGGTTGCGGGCTGTGCGGATCTGTCAGGAGACGCTGCGAACCTTCTGCCACCAGGTGGCCGTAGACGGCATCATAGGGCCTCAGACCCAGACGGCCCTGCGCCAGGTGTGCATGTACCACCCCGACGGCTTGGCGGACCGCTTCTGCCTGCATCGTTTGGATCACTATTCGGGAATAGTCGAGGCCAACGATGACCTGGCGCGATACATGCGCGGCTGGGTCAACCGGACCGTGGCGCTTGCCAAGACGGCGCGCAAGGAGGTGTGGTGATGGGCAATATCATCATCGGCAAATTGCTCCGGTTTGTCGGACGTCGTTTGGACGGCTACAAGACGACCATCGGAGGCGTGGGGATGATCCTTTCCGGGCTGGCAGGGTTGATCGGGTATGCGTTTCCGGATCAACAGGATCTACCCCGGATGGACGTCGAGCAAGCCCTGCTCACGATCAGCTGGGGCTTTGCGGTGCTGGGACTCGGAGGGAAGGCGGAGAAGGTCAAGGCCGCCGTTTCCGGAAACACTCCGACCAGAGGTGGCGACCATTGAAACTGCATGATCGCTGGGAAATCGACCCGGTGCGCGAAAAAAAACCGTTTCGCGTCGGGATCACTATTCCGCTTGAAAGATCATGGTGGCGTCGGCAGCTGCAGAAGATGCGTGCCCGCGCTTGTTTTTGGAAGCAGCTTTCAGCCGCGATCGGTGGCCGAAAAGGTCTATGAGGAGACAAGCAAATGGAGAAAATCTTGATGGCATTGGCGTTGATTCCAAAGGTGATCGAGCTGGTGATAGCGGTGGAGAATATCTTCCCCGTCAGCGGCGCCGGCAAAGATAAGTTGGCGCTGATCAAAGAGTTTGTAATGGCTGCCTATGACGGCGCCCTGGAAATTTGGCCGATCATCGAGCGGGCCGTCAACGCCACCGTGGCGTTCTGCAACGCGCTGGGCATTTTCAAAACCAGCAAGACGGCTGCCTGATGGACATCTGCGACGAAGCCAGCCGGCTGAGCGAGCAGCATCTGGCCGCCTGCCTGGCCCGGCGCAGCAGCGCCGCCCTGATGGCCCGGGCGGACGGGCGCTGCGCCTGCTGCGGCGGCCGGATCCCGGAGGCCCGGCGCCTGACCGGGGCCGCCACCTGCATCAAGTGCCAGATCCAGATCGAGAGCGGGGAGCTGGAGCCGTGAAGATCATCATCAAGGACGACCTCAAGCGCCTGCGGCGCGAGCTGACCGCCACGGCGCAGCACATCGAGCGGGCCAACCGATCGGCCCTGGCCTCGGTGGGCAACGTCCTGCGCCTGGCCCTGGCGCGCTACATCCGCATGGGCGGCGAGGGGTGGCCGCGGCGGCACTGGCTCTCGCGCTACATGACCATGACCGACGAGCGGGAGGCGATCTTCCGCCGCCGGGCCGGCACGGATCGTCCCTACCTCTGGCTGGCGCGATTCGCCCGCTACCGTGTGGAGGACGCCGCCGGGCAGTCCGTCTACGGTTACGGCGGCGGCGGACGGGCCGCGGCCCGGGTGCGGGCCGGCTTCGGCAAGAGCAACCGCCTGCGGGGCGCCGCGGCGGCCGGCGGCAACTGGAACCGCACCCGGGCGGCCACCACCGCCGGCGGGGACCGCACTTTCGACGCCTTCCTGGAAAGCGTGGTGCACCAGGCCGAGCATGGCGAGCGGGTGCGGGTGACGGACAAGATGCGGCGGCACATCGGCGGCCTGATGCGCGCGGAGCGCGGCAAAAAGGCCTGGACCTTCCGCAAGTCGACCCACACGGTCTACATCCCGCGCCGGCCGATCCTCTCCCCGGTGTACCGCAAGAGCGAGGGCAAGATCGGCGCGCATTACCGATCACGATTTTTCGCGGCCCTGGAGCGCTACCAGACCGGCGCTAAAAAATCTTACGATGACAAGCCCGGGGACATCGCCCGCGGCCTGCTGGGGATGGAATGAGCGAGGCAACCGTCAGGGCCAAGATCAAGACCACCCTTTCCGCGGTGTCCGGCATCGGCACGGTGCACGATTACGAGCGCACCAGCCGCAGTCCTGCTACCTACCTGGAGCTGATGCGCCCGGGAGGGGAGAGCGGCAGCCTGGTCAGCGGCTGGACGATCCGCCGCCGCTCCACCATGAGCCAGCGGTCGAGCACCAACGTGCTGATCCGCCGCACCCATCGCTTCGAGATCAATGGCATCTACGGCCCGGTGGACGACGATGCGGCCAGCGAGAAAACCTTCCAGGCGCTGCTGGAGAGCATCTGGGCGGCCTTCAAGAGCGATTACACCGTCGGCGGCACCTGCGAGAACAGCGGCCAGATACAGATCGAGGACGTGGATTTCCTCGAATTTCACGAGACCCTCTACCATGTGGCGGCGCTCAGCATCGAATGCGTCGAACGCGCCACGGCATAACAAGG